ACTCCCCCAAGCACTCGGAGTAACCCCCAAGCCGAGGTTGCCGGAGGAGTCGATAATCATCCTGTCGGCGTTTGCAACACCCACGATAAATGATTCATTGCTGCGGCTGTATTGAACGTAATTCCTTGTCCCTGACGCAAAATTATCGTGGTCAAAAAACACTGTTGGGTTAAGTCCTCCAGCTTTTGTGTCAACAACAATTGAGCCATTTACATCCAGCTTTTGTGCAGGCGAACTCGTCCCAATACCGAGGTTGCCGGAGGAGTCGAGGGTGGCTCTGATTGTTGCATTTGAAACCAAATACAGCGGATTGGCCGCAAACGTACCGATGAATGATGAATACGCCGCGCTTCCTGTCAATGTTTGACCCGCTGTTGAGCCTTCAACGCCTGTGTACAAGTCGCCAGATGTATTAGTCAGCCCTGTTTGAACGCGACCAGTGGTAATGCCGCTTGTGCGGAAAACCAAGTTGTAACCTGTGGCGCTTGATGCGCCGGAGTTGATCGTTCCTGCAACATCCAGCTTATAAGCTGGCGAACTCGTCCCAATACCCAGACCTGTGCTGGTCAGGCGCATTTGTTCGGTGGATGAAATTTGAAACTGAATAGGGCCGCCATCAAGGTTATTGATTAGCGTTCCTGAAGCGTTTGCTCCGTATGTTGTCAAAAGTCCGTTATTAAGCACTTGCCATCCAGTGCCTGTGGTTCTGCCATATCCACCTAACGCCAAATTCGTCCCATCAAACGTCAGCGCAGACCCAGTGGTCAGGACTTTGGAGCCGTTGAGGTAGGCTACACCGTTGGCTGTGCCTCCGGACAGGGTAGTTGCACCGGACAGTGTAAGCGCTTCAGCCGTGATGGTGCCAGTTAGAGTTGGTGCAGCAGACATGACAACGTTGCCTGTGCCAGTAATTGCATTACTAACCAGACCTTTAGAACCATCGGTGAACACAGCGCGGCTGGCTGTCAACGAAGACAAGATAGGTTGTGCTGTCAGGGTAGCCACACCAGTGACAGCCAAGGTGCCGGACAAGGAAGCATTGGCTCCAGAGATCGTACCAGTCAGAGTAGGCGAAGCCGACAACACCATGTTGCCAGTGCCTGTGACAGCATTACTCAATGTCACACCACCATACGTCAACGCGCCACCAAGCGTAGTTGTCCCTGCGAAGTTGGCATTACCCGCCAACCACAAGTCTTTGAACTTCAACGAGCTAGAACCAATGTCAACAGTGTTGGTGGTCTTTGGCGTCACAGTGGATGCACCAACCACCACGTCCTGCGTTGGACCCAACACAAGAATGGGAGCGCCTTCACCAGTGGTGCCGTCATGGTTGTGACCAGTGGAGCTATTGAATGCTGCTTGAATACCATCGAACTCATTGTCGAGGTCTGCGGCGTTGATGATGTTGCCATCAGCAATGTTATTAGTGGTGTCTGTACGGGTATAGCCTGCCATATGTTTTCCTTAGCTAGTTAGTTATAACGCATTAGCGTCTATCGTGTGTACTATATTCAATGGTTGCAGCATCAAGAGAGAACGGCGGGTTCTGTCCATCAGAGACAAACTGAATCGAAACACTAAAGCCTGAGCCAATTAGTTGTGTCTCAAACTGTTTAGTCAGCTTATTACCATACACCGTAGTGCCATACTTAGCACCACTGTTACCATAGAAACCTACAGTGCCTGTCTCGTTGGACAAGTTGATGGTGGCAGGCTGAATAGACCCTGCGTTGTCGAAGTCAAGCTTCAAGTTGACAGAGGTGGTAACACCGCCTTGTGGGTCTGTATAGAGCACCATCTTGTAGAACGTCTTACGCACACGAGGATCATTGATGTAAACAAAAGGTGTAGCAAACGAAGCGACAATGTTAGAGCCGTCAAAGCTATTACCACTCTCCATCTGATAGACAAAGCCATCACTGTGAGCAAACACCAATGTCTCTGTCTGATTGACATAGTCACCATCACAGACATAGGCTTTGATACCAACTGTCTCAGCCCACGACATAACACCAGTGTCGTTGCCGACTGTCTGTGTACCCATGATACCTTTGGCGCTTGATGTAGACACGCTGCTGTTATACCCCAACAAACGGTATTGGCTTTTCTGTTTGATGACACAGCTTGCAAAAGACGAGCTAGATGCAATGAGACTTGTCATCTCCTGTTGAATAGGTTTAGACACCACACCCAAGTTGAAGTCGCCAACACGGTCTGTAGCGCTAAGCAGACGCAATCCTTCAGGACCGAGGAAGATGACATCACCACCAATTTCCTCAACAGTGTCGGGAGCAACACAGCCTACGTTGCGTGTGATTGGTTGCAACACAAAGTCTTGTAAGGTATTACCTGTCAACTGACTGATGGTTTTATCGGTGAAGATGATGAGGCTTTCACGAAACACGATGAGTGCAGTGATTGCTCCCCCAACATTGATGACACCAGCACCGTTGGCAGCAGAAAAGTCAGAGTCGGTGTAAGGTGCAGTGAAGGTGATGGTTTCACCTTTAGCGAAGAACATCTGATTCTTGTGATAGACAACAAACTCAGCACCAACTACATCAGACGGAGCAGATGATAACACTGTGAAGGTTGTACCATTCCATGTGAAAGGGAAACCATAGCCGTCAACACCTATCACCTTTTCTACAGTGGCAATGCGATACTTAGCCACACGCAACTTACCACCATTGGCACGACTGACAGACCTCCATGTAATAGCAGCATTGTCGGCTGGACTAGATGCTAAAGCTGGATAGATCGAAATAGAAGCAGCAGTGGATGTGACAGTCGGTACAGCCAATACGGTATACACCAAAGCAACACCAGCGATACTGAAGGTGTCACCAATTTGTGGAATACTTGTCAACCCGTCAACAGCCAATGTTGTACCAGTCTGACTACCGCCATTAACCAACACAGTGCCGTACACTGGCTTGTTGATTTTGGTGTAGCCTGAGCCAGTGGTGGAATAGATGTCACCGTTGCGGTAGGCCAGCACAGTATCGTTCCAAGCAACAACACCCTTGATGAGTCCTGTATGGCTGGTAAAGGTGATGGCTGCTTTGTCGGCAGGGCTAGACGCTAACGATGTTGTCAGTGTAAGCGTTGCTTGCTTGTATGTGCTGTTGTAGCTAACACCAGCAGTGGCAATTGTGTAGGTGCCTGTAACACCAGCAATTGTGAAGGTGTCACCAGCTACAGGAGCAGCAAACAAGTTGGAGACAAGCAATGTTGTTCCTGTTTGGCTACCGCCTTGTACCAAAGGCTCACCATAAGCTGGCACAAAAGAGCTTGAGTATTTATCAAAACCTTCGATGCGGCGATAACCACCATCTACTGAAGGCTCAAAGTTCTTCAGCAGTCGTGCGCTGCCGGGTGCTTGAGTACCATGCTGTAGAGGCGACAGGTTTGATACCAATCCTCCACGAAACTCAAAAGGATATGTCTGCCATCCGTCAGCCATTATTTAACCCTTTCACCGAATGCAGAGAATGAGGTTTGGTTGATGGCGGTAGAGCGCATGTAGCTGACACGATTGACCAGCATAGTACGCATACGCTTGATGCCTTCTTCAAACTTATTTTTAGCTAAGTTGGCAGCTTGTTCATTGCTACGAAACATGTAAGCGTGATACATGGCACCGTCAATGAGGACATGCTTGAAACGCTCAGGAACAGCAGGAACATCTGTGTCGTTGAGAAGGTCTACCGGAACCCTGTAGTATTCATACACCACTTCATAGGTTTGATCAGGAGCAGGAACAACCAACCACTCCAAGCTAGGAGCATGAACAATGTTCTTAGGGATGGTGAGCTTTGAAGTATCGCTTGAGTATTCTTGATCTACAGCTTTTTCAAGGTAGTCTTCATACTGCATGATGGACAGCTTCACTGTGTCATTACCCAATGTGCTGTCAGCTTTGATTCGGAAAGTGTCAAAGTCAATGGTGGATGCATCAGACGGGAAAGCGTAACGAGTGATACCAACCGACAACGTATCTTCAGCAATCACATGATTGAAAGGCCAGTCTTGACCAGCATCATAAACATCACGCAGCGCCGCATTGACAGAGTCTTTAACTTGCGAATAGAAACCAGTGGCGGTGTCAAAGTTTGCAGAAGTCAGTTCAACTTCGTTAAGTCGTCTGTTCACATCATTGACCAACCCAATGTAGTCGTATGCCATATCATTGTTCCTTAATCTTCAAACGCACAACACGTTCAGCAACATTACCTGTGCTGTCAGCCATACTGCATGTAAACTTGTAGTCGTAGTTGTTAGTACCTAAGCCGAGATTGATCGTGGCTACACCATTGCTGATAGTTTGTGCAACGTTCTGAATACCGTTGACAGTAGAGCCAGCAGTGATAGCTGTAGCAACACCGTCAGCATTGTCAACATACCAAACAATACTACTAATGGTTGCACCATTGAGAAACCTAGACCAGTCAATGCTGTAGTCTAGTGTTTCATCTTTGTCCTTTGAAGGCCATTTAAACGACATATATGTCCTCTATTCCTGTTTAAGCTACGATTGCTGACCGTTCAGACCCGCTAGGCTTTCTATACGTGTATACTTTTCTGTCTTCGCTCGACACATGTATAGAACGTGTCGATGGTGTAGACACTCTATCGACATATACAGTTCTGTCTTGCGCCGCTACAACCACTGTTCTATCGCTGCTGCTGCTACGTCTGTCAACACTGACAGTTCTACGTCTATCGTACAGAGCAGCAATGGCGTTGTAGTTGAAGACAACAGTAGTTATACCAACAGTGCCGACAACACCAACAGCAAAGACCCCATCAAATGTTGGTCGAGCATTCTCTGCAATGGCAACACTACCTAATGCAGACGTTGCAGCTACACCGATAAGTTCATAAACGTTATCGGCTGCAACAACTACACCACCTAACAACGCCTGTGCAGCAATACCAGTCAACAAAGTGTTGGCGTTTGCGACAACAACCATGTCACCAACAGCGCCTGTAGCAGCAATACCATCTACAGGAATGCGGTTGATTGATCGAACATCAACTTCACCAATGGAGAAGGAAGCTTCAACACCTGTAACGTCTGTGTTGGCATCAGCAGCTATGGTGAGCGAGTCAACGAAACCTGTAGCACTGACACCAGAAAGAAGCGTTGTCGCTTTAGCAACGACTGTTGTATCACCGACAACACCTGTAGCAGCAACACCATCAACAGAGAACCTGCACCCTAAGCTGAACGACACATTGTCATTCAACAAAGCAGAGGCTTGAACACCTGTGACGCTTGTAACAGCTACACCAATAACACCTACACTGCCTACAATGGCAGGACTAACTAAGCTAACAACAACGTGATTGGCATCACCTATAATGATTACACCACTATCTGATGTAGCAACACCAGCTACACCATCGGGCGCATAAGCTACATTACTAACACCATAACGGACAACACCATAGGTGCCTATGCCGTATATAGCGCCAGAGCGTACAGTTGTTGCCATTTGTACCGCCTATTAAGCGATACGGATGATGGCGTTGGAAGCGTCCGCAGCAGGGAACTGCACAACAAAGTCACCGTTGGTCGATGTCTTGTCGCCACCAAAAGAAATGACAGCAACAGCGTTAGTAGTACCTGTGCCACCATCAGTGGTAGTGTTGTAAATGAGAGCGCCAGCGGCTGTGATGGTGGCGTTAGGCCATGTAGCATCAGCAAAGTCGATGAAGGCTGTGGTACCACTGGTAGCGGGGTCAATGTTGGTCAATGCAATACCACCTGCTGTGTAGCCTGTACCAACAACTTCGTTGGAAGTGGTGTAGTCTGTGGTGGCTGCGCCGAGTGTCGCAGACGATGTATACAAAGCAATCTTGAAAGTGTGACCACTGGTGGCATTGAAGTCGTGCTTACGCTCCAACAATTCTTTCTTGAAGCTGGTGCAGAGTGCGGAGGTGATAGCCATAATATTTCCTAGTTATAAACAACAAAAGGGAGAGCCTCGTGGAAGACCCTCCCTCTTAGGTCAGCCTAAAAGATTAGGCCAGTTGGTCGCGGTCAACTTCGTCAGCAGCGATGCGACCATCAACGTTCATCAACACAGCCCACACACGAGCAGCACCAGAAGTAGGTGCAGTGGTGGCGGTGGCAATCAACAAGTCGATGGTGTCAGCAGTAGCGCCAATCACGACAGGCTGGAAAGCAGCGGCGTTCTGTGCATAAGCACCAGCGGCAGCAGCGTCAGCATCAAAGCCGTCAACGAACACGTCAGCGTCAACACCAGTCACGCCCAAGTCGAAAGTGGTGTCGTTCGATTCGCCACCGAGGAGGGTAGTGATTTCGATACCAGCATTCAAGATGACGGTGTTGGCGGGAACAGAGATGCACTCGATCACGTCAGTAGCAGCCAAGGCAGAACCTTTAGCAGTTGCAGCGGCAGCGAAGTCGATAACTTTATCGACCAGATAAGGCACGGAGCCAGCGGTGCGACCAGCGGTAGCGCCAGCAGCAAGAGTTGTAATGGTAGCCATTTTAAATTTCCTTTATGTGTAAATATATAAACGGGGAAGCCTTGTGAGCCTCCCCTGTTTCATCAGGCCACGTTGTACTTTGCAGTCACGATGCCTTCGGGACGCAGGATTTTGCGACCATACAGGTGCATACCGCGAACGATGTCAGCGAAGCTGTCGGGGTCACGATATGTCTCAGTCTTTGTCAACTGTTGAGCAGTTGCCACAGCAGAGTCATGACCAGCGACGATCACGCCGAAGTCAGTGTTCTGGTTAGCTGTACCGGAGGTAGAAGGACCAGTACCAACCTTTGGCAGGTTGTTCGACACGTAGATGCGGAAGCCGTGCAGGTTGTTCAGGATCAGGCCGTTTTGCAGACCGGAACCACCGAAGTCACCATTCAACAGACGGCTGTCTTCGTCCTTCAACATCTCAACGAACACGGGGTCAACGACCAACCAGCGACCTTGAGTGTCCACAAACTGTGTGTCCAACAGACGACCCATACGTGCAATCACTTGCAAGGGGGTAGCTGTCGAAGTAGACACAGAGGTGGCACCGGGCAAACGAGGAGCCAATGGGATGGAGTGATCGCCAGCAGACGATGTAGTGATGTTGCTGAAGCTACCCTTGATCAGCTTCATAGACGACAACAGTTCGTCAGCGCCAGCAGAGGCAACAGCCTTGGTGCCGGGAGCAGTGGTACGGGCAGTGTTGCCGTTAGCATGCTTGGCAGATTGCTGATAGCCCGACAGATATGCCAAGATGTCTTGGTCATAGTTGTCGCGCAAACGATAGGCAGCACGGTCCGAAGCCATCTGCATGAAGTTCACATGCGAGTGAGCAGCTTCTATATCATCGATTTTAAATGCGTAGTAATTCGCCTGATCGACAACCAAAGTGAAGTCTTCGTCGTCGAGGTCTTGAGCGGTGATCTGAGTACCACGAGCGTAGGCTTGCACCGACACTTCAGGTTCCTTGATAATTTTTACGCTGTCGCCCATGTTAGCGATTTCACCGAAGTAATCGCTATTGGTGATGTCTTCAACTGTAGAAGCTTTACGGAAGGCAAGTTGTACTTGCTTGGAATAGATAACTGGACTGAAGTTACCGTTGGGAAATTGGCCGTAGCCGGGTGCTGAAGGAAAAGCCATTTTTAAATCTCCTATAGATATATTGGCATATAGTTAAATACGCTAACACTACTACAGAGGCTGACTTCGCTAGGTACATTATTTTTCCGAAGTGCCCAACGGAAAATAACGGGCTAACAAAACTTCAGGTGTTTCTGACAGTTTGTTGTTTTGCGTTACAAGATGACTCAGTAGTAGGAACAGTTCTTCTGTATACTCCTGCTTCATTTTATTGATAGCTGCACAGACAAGTTGAACGTTACCGACAACATAGCCTTTACTACTATCTACTCTGTCAAGACTTACGGTATTAAACTGGTTGGCTGTTGCAAGCAGCGGCAGTTTTGTGTAAGCACATTGACCATTCTGTTTTTCCCACAGATCAAGAAGATCATGATCTACAAGATTAAATTCTTTTGTTCTAAGCTTTGCTTTCGTGCAAAGGTTTTTTAACCTAGAAACAATACTGCGTTCATGAAGTGCAACATACCCTATTCTATTTCTAGCGCTAGTACGTTTAGTACACTCTTTACAATCGTTTCTTTTACCGTAAAACTCACTCAACAACTTAGTCTCGCCGCACACGCGACAAGTTTTCATTTCATTCATGACATCCCCGATTAGATAAAGGACTAGGCCATGAATCGGCATGGTCAGGGGAGCTACCCTTTTCGTCCTATGTAAAGTTATATCAGACTTTTTCAGCCCGTGTCAACTATTATCGCGCATTACCGCTCAAGTCGTACACAAACTTACCAGTTTGCATAGCCTTCTGAATGGCTTCAACGTTCTTCTCATACTGCAAAGAACTCATCTTAGCCACTTGCGATTCGTAGATGACGCCGTCAGTGTCTTCACCGGATGGAGCAGACCTGCTACCACGGGTGTTGACACTCTCTGCTGCACCAGAAGTTTTCTTCTCTGGTTTCGCTTTACCAATGTTGCGATCAACCTTATACAAATCAATGGCACGAGCAGCAGAACGAGCGTCTGTATCATTCTCATATAAAGCTTGTTGCACCCAAGCTGGTTGTTCTTCTGCCCAATTGTGGAAGTCATCGGTGTCTCGGATGGTGTCGAAGTCTGGATGCAGCTTCAACAATTCAAGTTCAGCCTTCTCTCGTGCTGTCAGTTTATCTCGCTCGTCCAAGGCTTTGAAGCGTTCATCAAGTGCTGCTGTTTGTTCTTTGGCTTTCTTGATGGCAATGGTTTCAACAATTTTCGCCACGTCTGGATAGGTCTTTGCCCATGTTGCCAGTTCTTCTTCGCTGGTCGGCAGCTTGATTTGTTGCTCGGTAGATTTTGTAAGCTGTTCTTTCAGTTCGTCAATTTGCTTCTGCAAAGACAGTGCTTGTTGTTGTGAATGACGACGAAGATCACCGTATCGTTTCTTGAAGCTCTTCTCTTCAGCGCTCAAGTTGCTGTCGTCATCAGCGTTTTCTTCCACCGGAGCAGGCTTGTTGTTTTGTTCACTGAGTTGTTTAAGTTCAGCTTCTTCTCGTTCGATGCGCTCACGGTTGGCGTTGCGTTTACCGAAGGGGACAATTGCAGATTTCTGCGATTGCTGTTCCATTACCATTTCAGACATAAATACCTTTTAAGTTGGGGCTGCACTGTAGGAGACTATGTTGTCTCGGAGTCAGGTAGCCAATGATGGTGGGTGTTATTAAGTACCAGTCTGCCCACCACAGACTTTGGTATTCTCATTGTAGCTTATTTACGACGAGAGGCTAAGCTTGTTGGTTTAGATACAGTCTTTGTTTTCTTCTTAGAAACGAAACCACCTTTGGCCCATCCAGAACCGGGAGCACCATCACCTGCGGAAGCGCCACCATCACCAGCGCTAGAGGCAGCACCAGTGCCACCATCACCACTATCACCCGGTGCAGCACCACCTGTACCAACACCTACACCGGGACCAGAGCCATCACTTGCGCCGGGGGCAGCACCAACACCAGCAGCATCAGCGGCAGCGGCAGCAACACCAGCGGCGGTATTACCACCTTCAGCGGCTTGACCGTTATCAACAGCATTAGCAGCGGATTGACCAGCAGCAGCGGCTTCAGATGGTGTAGCACCACCAATGGTAGCAGTTGCTGCGGCTTGGGAAGCAGCACCGATAGCTTCAGATGAATGACCAGCAGCAGAAGCAGCAGCGGCTGCGGAGGAAGCAGCGGCAGCAGCAGAACCACCTGTACCAGCAGCACCGGGAGTTGCAGCTTGTTGACCTACGGGTGCAGAACTTAAAGAATCAACAGCAGAAGCGGTTGCTGCAACACCTGTTGTTGTTGATGCTTCAGCAGGAGTCAATCCCATTTGAGCAGCCATTGCTGCTTGATTTGAAGCAGCAGCTTGGCTTGTGCTTAATCCAGATAATGCGTTAGCGATTGATGACTTACCTAATGTAACAGCAGTCGAACCGGGGATACCCATCACACCCATCACCGCACCAACAATACCAACAGCAGTTGGTGATACGGTGGTACCTGTGGCAAGTCCAGCATCATCTGTAGCACCAATCGATGTACCACCACCCGCACTCGGGCCACCATCGCCCCCACCACCACTGCCATCACCAGACGCAGGTGTTGTGTCAGGAGTAGTTGGAGTAGGTGTTGTAACCGCAGTAGGCGTCTTAACTTTATAACCAGCAGGAATAGACAACTGAGCTACACCGTTAATGAAAGGAATGTAAATGGTTTGACCTGCATCATTGGTCATAGCCACCATTTCAAATCCTCTGACGGGGGCATCAGCATAAAGCTGTTTACTAGCTTCACCACCTACATAACCACCAACTTGATATTTACGTACATCACCGCCTTTGGCAAACTCTTGTTCGTTTTCCTCATCCATGATGGAATCAATTTCAGACGAAAAAGAATCGTCATCCATTTCGCCTTCATCACCATGTAAAGCTTCAGCGTCTTCCACTTCGTCAGCATTACCCATCTGACCAATTTCTTCCATACGTTTAAGACCAGCCTTGGCCTTATCACGCATCACCATCAGCTTTTCCAAACCAATATAACGAACCACATCAGCGGGAAAAACAAACTCACCTTCGCTGAGCTTTGCATCAATGTCATCCCTCACTTCTTCTTGCAAAGAACCGGGAGGCACTTCATTACCAGAAACTGGATCGACTGTGCCACCTTCTTGCATGACACCACCTTCAGCGAACAATTGATTCATTTCATTTTGCATTGATTTCGTCTTTCAAATATTTCAACTGACGTAGCGCAACTATTGCACCCTGTGCTTTAAACACATCAGACATATCAGTTGCTTGTTCCAATTTACGCTGATGCTGCTCAATGTCGTAGTCAAGCTTTTCAACAAAGGCATCCCAGAGATTAGGGCTGTGTAACATACCCTTGAGCTTAGGTAAGAATGGTTTATCCATTAAGCAACCCCAACAGGTGTAGGTTGGGGAGCAGCGCTAAAGCCTTGTTCACCGGGCATAGCAGCAGCACCAATACCAATGTTGCCACCACCACCACCTGTCATGTCAGCCACACCGGGAACACCGGGAGCGCCACCAACAGCGGGAGCAGGAGCAGCAGGCTGAGGCATTAACGCAGCTTGACGAGCAGCTTCATCCATATTGTTCGTCACCTTATCTTCATCAAGGTCCATAGCCTTTGCAA